CTTAGTATAATTTTTCCCAACGATTCCGCGATTCTGCATAAATAATCTAATCGCTGAAATTGGTGGTTTCTTATTCTTGTATCTGTATTCTGAAATAGATGTGTTGTTCACCGCACCCGAAACACCTGAATCCATAAAATCCCAATAGTACGGCAATGCGATTGTGATTTCAAACCCTTGCGAAATTAACGTCACCGGATACTTATTCATCCCGCCGATTTCCGCCATCGTCACCGACCTCGACATTGGTGCATAGTTTCGTTTAAATGACAACCGCAATTCATCAATCACGTTTTGCCAAAAGTCATTTGTTTGGTTGTATAATTCTTTGACGACTTTCATTTCTTGTGATAATCCTGAAACACCCTTTCCCATTCCTTGATAACTTTCATTAGGTCATCAGGAAACAGAAATTCAGACAAAACATCTTTGTTGTCAACTTCTGCCTTTCCGCGTTGTTCTATATTATCAATTACGTGTTTCACCTCATCCGTTGTTTCATTTTTCGGTTCATCTCTTCGCCTTGTTCTTTCTTGTACGCCCACCAATTCAGAAATTCAATCACGCCGATTTCCTGAACGTTTTGAACTGATATTTTCAACGCATCTGCTAACATTTCAAGGATTATGAACCAACTCCATCGTTCTTCAAAAGTTCCGTCGCTAAATCTGTCGTTCTCTTCATCTCCGCTTCCAAATAAGTTTCCGTAACTTCGATATATCTCCAATATAAATTCAAAAAAAAAATGAACACACCCCACGTTTCCGCCAACGGCAAATTCTGAACCAATGACGCACGTTTCATCATAGTTGTTCCGTCATACTTTTCACCCTTCTTGACTGCAATAATCGCAATGACCTTATCAGCTACCTGAACGGGATTGCTTTCACCTTTCAACGCTTCAACCAAATCAATGAATTGTCCTGATGTCATCTTCGCCGGATTATCATACAACGTGTATTTTTCGCCGTCCATTTTCAATTCGCGAACGCGTCGCTTTTCATATCCCGTCAAATCTATTGCAGAATAAGCCGTGATTGTTTCCTTGACCTTTTCAGGTGTCCACGTTCTGATTTCGTCAACTTCTTTGTTCTCGATTATTGACACCATTTGGATTTGTGTGGTAAATGGATTTTGGTCATCCGGGATGGATGCGATTAGTTGGTATTTCCCCAACGTTAATTTTTCTTCAATGCTCATACATTTAAATATACCGAAGAACTAAAAAGTGATATAACAAAAAACGCCGCCCGATTTGGACGACGTTTGAATCTGATTTGTTTCCGCCTTAGAATGACGGGTCTCGATATTGTTCCATTACTCCGAAAATTACTGAAACCTTGTAAAAGTTTTTGTACTCCTTAGTAACGCCCGGAACTAATTTGTATCTAACGAACGGATTGGTTTCATCTTCGATTATGATGTCGTTAATGTCAACCGGCAAATGGTCAACCCAATCCCAACCATATTCCTTTTCTAATCGTTTAGCCAACGCCCTGATGATTTCAATCGTGTACGTCACTTCACCCCAACATCCCTTTTTCGCGTTCCATTCCAACGTTTTCGTTTCGCCGTTTTTGTTTGATTTATACGTGTATCGTTCGTCACCATAACACGCACCAACGAATGTTGTTTCCATCGCACGAATCACACATTGGTTTCCGTTATCTGATACGCTGATTACTTCATACGCGCCTCGGTCTGAATACATTAAAATCGTTGCACCTTCGCCAACAACGGGTGTTGTTGAATTGTTGCCCATCATTTGATTAATGAATCCACCGGCAACACCTACTTTTCTTGTTTGTCTTTTTACTGAATTTGTCATATCGTTTGTCATAATTACACAACAAAGATAACCCTTTTTTTTGAAATACAAAAAAGAATTATAAGAATTCATATTCCCCATAACCTGAACCATTCAGGTTCGTGAAGATGTAGTATCGCAACGCATCAACCCCGTGATTGAATCTGTCGATTGGTTGATTGCTGAAATTGCCGTCCTTGTCTTGTTTGTATTTGTACGACTTGAATTCCTTATTCAGGTTCATTGAATCCGGATGGACGTTGATTTTGTATCGACGCAACAAATCTATTCCCGCACGGATTGAATCCTGACCTTTGGTTGCACCCCTGATGTTCACACCTTCACGCCTTAATTCTTCGATTGATTTTGGTTCTGAGGAATCTGCAACGATTTCATTTTCAATTCCTAATTCCCTAATGCGTTCAGCGATGTCCTGATTCGTCATCCCGGTTCGCCATATCAATTCACGCACCCATAATTCACCATCACCCATTCTGATTTCAATCAATGTCGTCGGGTCATTCGTGAACCCGAAATCCATTCCATATCCCTTCAATTCATAGTCATCAGGAACAAACGATTTCATTTCATAGTTGCTGAACACCACACCACGAATTGCAGCGAGTTCACCTAATCCGTAAACCTTCCAATAGTATTCATCAACTTGTTTCAGCCGTTCTATTTCTGCAACAAGTGATTCAGAAAGGAATGGATTGTCTTTGTAAGTGGTAATAAATGTGTCGCAATCTTCACGCGGGATAACATCGTCGAAAACCCAAAAATGTTCTGATGGATTGAAATCAATTATCATTCGTTCTGTCGTCCTGATGTTGAGTTGGAAGAATTCTTCTTTGGTTAATTCGTTGCCCTCATTGATAAAACAAATGTGTCTCTTTCGTCCACGTATTTTCTGCGGCGAATCCACCGACACGAATTCAATCATTGATTTGCCTATCTGATACGTTGATTCTGATTTGTTGTGATTGCTTTCTGAATACAACCCCATAGTTTCCAATATCTCAATCGTGTCACGCATCGATGTACTTCTTAGCGATGGAAATGTTTTTCGGACGATTGAAATGATTATCCCGTCACGTGTTGCTGCTTGGTAGATTAACCAAATTAGAATGTTGTATGTTTTTGAACTTCTTGTTCCGCCTTGTTCTACGACATAGCGTTTGTTGCTATCTCGTAGATGTTTAAAGACCTTAGTTGTGCTGATTTCATTCAACTATTTTGATTTGAATATCGTTGCCTGAATGTTCTATCTCCTGACGTTCTACATAGCCGCGTTTCTTCCCTTTGGTCTTTAGGAAAAAGATTGTTGACGTTGAATTGCCGTCCTTGATTTGTTTGTGCAATTGAGATTCTGCAAAGTCAATGGCTATGTCTGAAATAGAATCAACCGCCGCTTTGTATTCTTTATCCTCATTCATCCATAGGTAATGTGTTGTTCTACCGATGCCGACTTTTCTTGCAGCCGTTGTTACAACTCCCAATGATTGTTCCAACGCTTCCAACATCGCCTTTTTATGTTGTTCAACTCTGTCCATTTGGTTGATACTTTTTCCCGTTGATTTTTATTTCCAAACTCGAATCCAATTTGTGCATTCGGTCAATTATTACTTGACAATACTTTGTATCAAGTTCCATTCCATAACATTTTCTTTTAAGTTGATGTGCTGCTACCATAGTAGTTCCACAACCTAAGAACAAATCAACAATTAAATTTGATTTTTTATCTATTTCATTTAAAATATCACAAATTAAACGAACTGGCTTTGGTGTTGGATGATTTCCCTGATTTTTTCTTTTATTGTCGCCACCTACATTATTTACTGAAAAAACTTTTTGTTCGTGTCTTTTATTGTCATTATGATAGCAATACATTGTTTCAAAATGACCTGATTGCCATCCATTTGTTTTGTGCCATATATGTTTTGAAGTTACCATTTCTAAAAAAGGAGGAAATTCTAAATTATCCCAAAACCATATCATTAAACCATCACAAAAAATTCGTGAATTATTAAATGCTACTTCTATGTTTTTTATCATATCGTGCATTATTTCACTATTATTTGGAAAAGGTGGGTCTGTAAAAACCATATCGGCTTTCTCGCCATTCATCAACTTTGCCACTTGGTCTGAATCTGTACTATCACCACAAAGCAATCGATGTTCTCCAATCTCAATCAAATCACCAAGAACGACATCCACTTGCATTTGTTCGGGTTCGGTGTAGTCATCTTCTTCTGCTTCCAATTCTATTTCATCAGGTTGCCAAACATCTAAACCCCAATCGTTCAATTCTGTTTCGTCCCAATCGTTCGCCAAAGCATCCCAATCCCATTCACCGAATCCGACGTTGTCCTTAATTATGAATTGACGTTTCTGTTCATCTGTTAATTCATCGGCAATCAATACCGGGACTTCCTTCACACCCAATTCATTCAATGCCTTCAACCGCATATTGCCACCCAACACCATCATTTCAGAATCAACAACGATTGGTCGCAATTCCAACATTTCGGGAAAATCCTTTATTGACTGAACCAATTTGTTGAATTTGTCATCCTTAATGATTCGCGGATTATTCGGGTTTGGTTTTATGTCTTTAGTCTTGATGTAATTCATCTAATGCCTTTTTTATTTCGGGATTTGTTTCAGCGATTTTCTCAATCATTTCCTTTGCGTGACGTTTGATTGCGTTGTTTGCCGCATCGAAGATTGGTTCGTTGTTGATGACATCGCTGATTTCTTCACGTGTCCACTCCGGGTCAATCTTCTGAATTTCTTCGATTAGTATGTCCTTTGATTTACTCATTGTTTTTCTTCAGTTAGGATGTTGAACGATTCCCATTGTGTTTTAGGGATTTTGTTGTTTCGGCACACGCGTTTCAATCGTGTTTGTTTGTCGTTTCCGATGACAACTGATTCGATGGTTTTCCTTCCGTCGGTTGCCGTGATTCTGTATTGCTGAATGTTCATACCTTCGCAAATTTAATCAATTTCTAAATGTTTTGCGACACGTCTGATATGACGAGCAACGCAATCGTTGCAATTAATGTCCACGCTAAATTTGAATGTCCTTCGGCAATACTTCTGCAATTCCCTCAACTCGTTCAAATCCAAATGCACTTCATCCGTCTTGATGAATTGTTTTATTTTGCTAATTAGGTTTTCAGTTAATTCCATAGTTTCAATCACATTGTGTCGAATCTGATTTTGTTTTCATTGTTCAATTTGTAATTCTTAACCACGTAATCTTTCAACGCATTTCCGAATTCACGTTGTGCGTCGTGGTTGCCTTTTATCCAATTAATCCATTTGTGCCACTCGCCATCCTTCACCCTGATTCCGTTCTTCAGGTGTTTTATGTGATTCTTGTACGGATGGCAATCAGAGACCAACACGCATCGTCCAAACGTCCCGGCTTCGATTATTTTCAACTCTGATTTCAGGTTGTTGAATTTGTTATTTTCCAACGGAGCAAGGACTATTCCATAATCCCGATAGATGTCACCATACGATGTCAAGTCGCTAAACGGCAATCTTTTTGCATTCGGAAAATACTTTCGTTGCCATTTCCGCATCTGTTTATTAGTTCCCTTGATTGTGAAGTCAACATTCTTCAACGCACCACGCATCAGTTTCAAGTCGTGTTGATGTGTTGTTCCACCGGCATAAAGGAATTTATCAAACGCCTTATTCGCCCGGTCGCCATTCCACATTTCTTCCGACGTGTCCAAGCAATTACGAACGATGTGAACATTCTGATTGATTGATTTGATTTCATCCTTCAATTCTTTTGTAGTACACCAAACTACATCAGCCATTTCGATATTTGAACGAATACATTTTGAAAGGTTCAATTTATCGTAGTAATCCCAAAGGATGTGATTCTTCGGAAGATACCAATAGTCATCCACGTCACAAATGATTTTACATTTCCCGTTCGTTCGTTCTTTTATCTTCATCAACGCTTGTTCAGGTCTGAAGATGTTCGGCGAAATGTTTCTGTTGAATATCACGTGCGTCGTGTCCTTCGGTAATCTATCAATCCATTGGTCTTTTTCATTTTCACTTGCGTTGACCGGCATAATCTTCACGTCACTTCCGTATTGTTTCGCGAACGTTACCATCGGCACAATTAACCGGTGATATTCCACGCCTGAAAGATTCGGGATTGCCAAAAATATTTTCATTGGTTTATAGATTTTTTTGAATTCTGCCTTTGCGGCGTTTATTCCGTTTGCTACTGACATATAATTTATTTGAGTTTTGGCGGCGATACCGCGATAGGTGTCTGTCTTGTATAATTCCAACAATCCACGCGAATAGAAATGCATCCGGGATAATGTGTCGTTGACCTTTTCTTCAATGTCGTCTGTTTGTTGATTAGGTGCTGCAATCTGAATGTTTTCAATCGGTTCGAATTGGCGTTTGTTGCGTTGCGATTTTAGGAATTGAAACTTTAGCATCACGATGAAATAATTTCGAAACTTTCCGTCCGCCTGAACCTTTCGGATTTTATCCCGTCGAATCAAACATTGTTCAACGCATTTGGAAATTAATTCATCCGCGTCAAATTTGTTGCCGGTTAGTTTCAACGCGTAACGCATCAACCCTTCATCAGAATAAGCATCTGCAATTTTCAACTTTTCAAAGTTAGTTGATATTTGCATTTATGAAATTAGGTGTTGCATTCAATGTGTTCAATGGTGAAGAATTGTTAATTGATTCAATGAATAGAATGCGAATGGTTGCTGATTATATCGTCCTGACCTATCAGAACACGTCAAATGTAGGGAATAGAAAAGTACACAAGTTTGATGACGTTGCCCACCTATGCGATGACATTGTTTTGTTTGAACCAAACGATGTTCGTCCGGCAATCAACGAAACAAACAAAAGGAATTTAGGATTGCACTATGCCCGAAAGAATGGTTGCAGCCATTTTATGTCAATTGATTGTGACGAATTCTATCACCACGACCAATTCGTAAACGCAAAGAACTTAATAATAGAAAAAGGATTTGAATCAACCGCGTGTGAATTAGTGAATTACTTTCATTCGTCCAAATATCAGATTGTCGCACATCGACAATTCGTACCTTTCATCTTCAGGATAACCGAACACAAACACAAACACCTTCATCCTTTCCCGGTTGTCGTTGACCCGACACGCGTCATCAGCCAAGCCAAGTTTCATTTATTCGACAAGTCTGAATTGCTAATGCATCATATGTCATATGTTAGAAAAGATTTGGATTCAATGAAAAGCAAGTTAATGAATAGTCCGAACCGAAAATTGTTCGCGGATATTATTCCGTATTATCTGAATTACTTCAAAGATTGGGATTCAACACAATCAGCATTGAACCCCCATCAATTCAAAAAAGGTCTTGGCGGAAATTACGTTCAGGAAGTTGAACATCCGATTGAACTTTCCGTTTGTTTTAACATTCAATAAATTCCATTAAAACGGGATTTTATTTCAGCGTTAAAACTAATTGACCTCAATTCCCATTTCTTCCAAATCCATCCAACTCATAGAATTGTCATCCTTGTTCAGGATTAGTTGTTTCAAATCTTCTGTCATCTTCAAATAGTTCGGATAAATGCTCATTAACTTACTCCATTCCTCAAATGAATAGATGCAAGTTGAATGGTCGCGACCGCCAATCAATTTACCGATGTTCTTATAACCCGTTTCGTTCAACGTCCGTTCCAAATAAATGAAACATTGACGTGCAACAACGAATGGTCTTTTTCTTGTTTTGCTCTTCATCGCCTGAACCATTCCGAAGATGTTCGTATCAAATCCGATTTCCTTCAATGCTAATTGGACGCTTTCTTTCTTCAGGAAATAATCTGCGACCACCTCAATCGTTGGCACTTTTGCCAATCCCATTTCATTCAGAACACGTGAGTTCATTTTGTAGATGTAATGCCATCCGAACCCTTTGTTGTGCAAAAATTCTTGCGTTGAAATTAACGCGTTTCTTAATCTTTCGTTCTGTTCTGTAATCATATTATTTTTGTTTTGTTGTCGTGATTTATATGGCACTTACGGCAACGAATCTGAATGTTCGATGTTTCCCACGCCAATTCTGAATTACCGGATTTTTGACATTCATCAACGCTGATGGTGTGACTGCAATCTAAATAAACACCTGAAGATTTCAGGCAGTCCACACAAAAGTTATAGCCGAATTCATTCCATTGCAATTCCAATGCGTGTGCCTTTGCCATTCTTATTCTTTTATCAATGACGGATTTTGAAACGCGTCCGCCGTCTGATGTTCCATAATGGTTCATATTTTCTTAATTAGATTAGCAATGTTTGTCAGTTCGTCAACGTTAGCATTTTTGTTGTCTCTCCAATAATTCCGCAACGCCGTCAACGCATCAAATTTCCTTCGTTCTTTTCCACTCAATTTCTTTTCAGACTTGACCGGCAATTTGTCTGTCAAATCCCATTCAATAACATTTCTTCCCGTCACTTTGCATTCACGAACACATCGTTCATAAATAACTCCTAGGTCACGCAATTCTGTTGTCCTTGAACCGACCCCGTGTGAACCTGAAAAAATATTTCTCAATGCTTCGTTCGTCGTGCAAGGTGCATTCCTATAAATGGCTTCGTACACCTCAAATCTGCGTTTAGATAACAACCCTTCCGCTTTTATCTGATGGTAGCAATTAATTGATGTCTGTCTCATTTCAATTGTTTTTGTCTAATTGCCCAAGTTAATTCTGCATTCAATTCTAATTCGTGAACGAATGCCCAACAAAGGATGTCGTTGTTGAATATATCCAAATCCATAATCGGTTGCGGGATGTTTAGTTGCACCCGGATTTGATTATTCGTTTCGCATAGATTTCTATGCAATTGAAGCAAATATTCAAATGCGTCTGATTCTGATTCGAATTCGCCAATGTAATAAAACCCCTGACGAACTTCTTCAACTGAAAAAGAACAAAGGTTCTTGGTCGGTCTATAAATGTAAAAATGCTTCATAGTTTGATTTCCAATGTTTCGTCTTTAAAGTCAATTTCAATTTCGCTGATACTGAATTGGAAGTCCAATGACTGAACCTGAATTTGCTCAATTTTCACATCGCTGAATTTGTGTTCCGTTTCTTTGTGATAACCATCGACATCCCATTGCAACGCAACGCTTTCTATTTCAATTTCAATGTCCATCCATTCGGCATCAGGTCGGAAATAGATGTTCCAATTTACGCGTCCGCCTTCGATAAAAATCTGTTCAGCACCTTCAAATAGTGCTTCTTCATAATACGTCAGAATCTGACGACTTTCTAATTTTGTTGAATGTGTACTTTTCATATCGTTTATGCCTACAAAATTAATTCCTTTTTGACAAATCAAAAATTTGATTGAACTTTTTTTGGTTCTTTTTCAATTACAACCGACCATCCATCGCGTTCCAATCCCTTCTTAGCCCGTGCCGCTTGTTTGTCTGTCAACCCGGTGATGTAATTCGTTTGCTTTCCTTTCGTTGCCGTCACAATCATTTGATGTGTTTGAAAAAATGCTCAACAACCGGCAACGTCCACCCATCACCCAACAACGAAGATGCCGTCACATCTGAAAAACCATCGAACCAATTGTCCGGGAAACCTTGCAATCTGCACATTTCCGTTTTGGTTAAAGTTCTGATTTTGTTGTTTTCGATAACGTGCGGGAACATTGCTTTCTTGATTCTTGATTTAAAATAAATTTGTGCTTCTTCTGAATTATGGTGTTTGTAAGACGCTCCGGCAATATATCTTTCAGTCAATGTCCAAGATTTTTGCAAACCCGTTTCGCCTGATTCAATTATATCTTTAAATAATATTTTTCTATCTGTTGGCATCGAAATATCGCAAACATTTTCACCCAACCAATCCGTTTTGATTCCAATGTTTGTCCAATAATATCTATCCCTTAAATGTGCGGTCAATAAAGATGAATTGATTCTCAATGGCTGAACATTTAATTCTTTTGTAATTGTTCGCAAATCACCTTTCGTCGCTGATGCAACATTTTCTTGAAAAAATAAAACATTTGGATTTTCTTGTTTGATTCTTTCTAATATGTGAATAAATACAAAAAACAAATTTGAACGTGAACCATTTAGCCCGGCACGTTTTCCCGCAATGCTTAAATCTTGACAAGGTGAACCGCTTAAAACTAAATCAATCCTTGACCAATCAATGTCCCAATTTTTCCAATTGTTAACGTCGCCCAATCTTACTATTTCAGGGTATTTCGATTCTGAAAATTCAATCGCTTCTTTCTTAATTTCTGACGAATAATAAACATCAACATCAATCCCGATATTTTTCAATGCCGTTAATCCGGTTGACATTCCATCAAATAAACTCAAAACATTCATTTCCCGGAATTATATTTTAACACCGATTTCCGAACCATTGCCCGAAATGATTCATCTTCATTCGTGCGTTTTGCGGCACTTTCTTTGTTCGCTTGGTGTTCTGATATTGATTTTCTTTCAAAATAACTGAAACGTTCTGAAATGTACCGATTTAACGCCGTACAGACCTTAATTGAATTAAGGTTGTTGTATAATTCGCCATAAACACCGCGACGAAGTTGCTTGAAAAAGAATCCAAGTTCTTCAATGTTCAGGAAAAAACCAACCGAATAGACATCTTCAGCAATTGCCTGAATTGATGATTCTGAAATCGACGACATCATATTCAATGCGTTCGCCGTTTCGACTACAAATTGACCAATCAATTTTTCCGCGTGTTCGATTCCTGATTCCTTTCGTGCCGTCGCCAATGTGAATGCGTTTGATTCCATCACCTGAACGGCTGATTTTGTTTTGATTTCTTTCATCACCTGAATTGCGTCAATCTTAGTTGTAAAGATTTGCAATGAAGTCGGGTGATACTCCTGATTTCTTTTTTGTATTTCCATTTCTTTTCGCTTGTCCGATTATTGTATTAAATTTTGTTCTAAGTTTTGCCGTTGATTGAACGTTCGGTTTCCAAAATTCGTCGTGTTGAAGGAACTTGAAAACCAATTGCAAATCTTCTTTTTTGATTCCGTCTTTTGTTAGCATCAATCTAATTGGTGAAACCCATTTTCCAAATTTTGCAGCCCGGATGTTTTTCAACGTGCCACCTGATGAAATTATGTTTTGCTCAAATAGCTGATGGAACGCCTTTGCGATTTCATAAAATTCAACATCAGAAATCGGCACATCGGAAATTTTAATTTCTGACATTAGTTGTTCTTGTACTTTCTCTTTCTCTTTCTCTTTCTCTTTCTCTTGTAACAAAGCCCCTTCGGTAGCCCCTCCGGTAGCCCCTCGTAATGGGTTACCCAATAGGTCGCAATTTGTCTTTGTTTTATACCCTTTTACGGATTGTTCAATGTGGTGTCGTTGGCTTTCATAACAAAGATTCGCAATGAATCCCAACCCTTCCGGGTTTTCGTCCAAGAATTGTTTGTTGATAATAGCCATTAAAAATTTTAATTTGTCGGAATCTTCTTTCAATTCGTTCAATACATCGAAATAACTTCGAAGAAAATTGAACCCCTTTCGTTTTGTGAGTTTCTTCATATCGTTTTTAAATTTCTGTATTGTGAAAAGATGCGGAAAAGGAACAGAAATATCAAAACCTTTTACACGACCGCCGCCGCAACCGCATCACAAAAATATTACTTTTTCTCTATTATGTCAGGCGTGTTCTGAATGATGAAAAACATTGTCAACATCCCGGCGACATACGCCGCCAACAATGCACCCGAATAAATTATAATCAATTCTAATCCGTTAACTTCCATCACTCGCAATTTGTTGAACCTTGTCGTTTATTTCCTTCGCTGAATACCTTCCATTATCGCGTTGCCTTGATTGAAGGTTCAATATTAAGTCGCTTAATTCATCAGGTGATGCCGAATCAATTGCCGATTCAAATGTTGCAATTTCTAATCGTTCAACGATGGTTGAATTTTCCAACAATGAATATGCGTATTGTTTCGCCGCGTCCGATGCTTGATAATCAGATTCGTCCAATGAAATCGCATCCGCAACCCTTTCGAACTTGTCTGATTTTGGAAGATACTTCACAATACGACGCAACATTGTTTTGCGTGTCATTTCGCCATAATGTTCAACCCAAATACACGATTTGATTTTCCCGGCTTTGTAGGCTTTCCAAGATTCAGAAGTTTCACGGATGTCGTTCACTTCTTTGACCGCCATCGCATCTGCTTGTTTCGTTCCTGATGGAAGAATTGCCACCGCATAAACACCGATAATTTCACCGCGATTCGTGCTGAATGGATTCACGACGTGTGTGACCGGATTTTGGAATTCTCCCGGATTCATTTGAAATTCGTCGTTCGAATAAACCAATTGACATTGAATCGTTTCAACCGAACCCGTGTCCGTTAGTAATTTGACCAATCCTTGATATGATGGTTCAAGACAACACATCGTTCCGTTTGGCGACCAACGCGGCACTAAATAAGCCATTTTCATCACCGGGTTCAATGTCAATCCGCATTGTGCGACATTCAATACCGCTAATTGTTTTGATTCCGTTGTCGCGTTCTGTAATTGTTTTGACTTATTGATTAGCTGAACGGCGAATGAAACTTCTTTCGTCACTTGCTCTTTCGTCAATCCGCGTTCAATCATTGCGGATTGCACCTTGTTAAATTCTTTAATGTTCGCCATTAGATTAAATCATTAGGTTCAACTTTGAATACTTTGCACATCTGCACGATGTCTTTTACACGTACATATTCCAAATCGTGACCATTCAGCCAACGACTTAAGATTTCCCTTGCACGTTTTGGTTTCTTCTCAGGAAACACCATTGCGGCAATATCCTGAATTCGTAAATCGGGACGGGAATCCTTGAAACCCGTCACCACTTGTTTGATTTTATTGTTCATCTGTTTTCTGCTAGTTCAGCCGCCAATTCTTCGGCTTCGATTCTTTTTTGATTCCGCCATTCGGACGGATAGTTTTCCTTCAAATGTTCTTCGATTTGCTCCCGAACATCGTCATCGTCCGTTTCCCATTCATAAAGTTCTTCAAAGTCATAATAACTAATTGATAACAACATTGATTGGTCGTCTAAATGACTGCACGTTCTAAAATCCGTGTCAATGTGTTCGTTGCATTTTTTGCAATATTCTATACTCATATCGTGCAACAAATATAACATTCTGTTTTTAGAATATCAAAAATAATATTGATAAAACAAAAAAGAACCCGAACATTCCTGAACGGGTTCAAACGATATGATTAATTCAGAATCGAATTAAGATTCAAATTAACGAAACAACAAAAGATTTTCGACCACCAATGCGGCTAACGTTATTAACAATAACTTATTCCTCTGCTTGATTTTTCTTGAAACGACTTTGTTTTCATCCCGCAATCCGACGATAGTATCCACCCGGATTGAATCCATAAGTTCACGCGTTTCTATTTCCTTATACAAATTAATAATCTCAAAATCTTTGATTTGCATCAATTCAGATTGTTCGTCGTATGCATTCAGCAACGTCCGAATCGCGATGGTTTCTCTTTTATACGAATTAACGTCCTGACAAACCGAATCGCCTTTCAATCGAGTCAATGAGATTTGCCCGAATGATAGGTTGCAAACTATCATTAGAAATATAAATGTAGAGAATGTCTTTTTCATTTCTTATTTTCCATTTGATTCGTGTTTCATATTCTATTTTCCAAAAGGTATCACGCACACCACGCAAAGAATCAATCCTATTTTCCAATATTTCAATGTTTTCGTGCGATTTGCGGGACTTTTTATACTCCGACCATATAAACACACCACAAATCAAAACAAATGCCGCAAATGCAATATTTTTAATCAATGTACTTTTTGATTCCGCGATAATATGCCGCGACCATTTTTTGTCTAAACTCTAAATCTTCCAACAACGCCACATCCTGAATATTATCGAAGAACAACGTTTCAATCAATACCGCAACGCCACGCGTTTTTCGTAGCACGTAGAAATCGGCTTCTTTGTCCGCATCGCCGTCGCTGAAATCAACACGCATCGGAAACCCATAATTCAATTTCGCTACTTCGTTGTAAATGCACGTTGATAAATAGTCTGATTTGGTGTTACCTTTCGATGTGAAGATTTCCCATCCGCGAACATTGCCGTTGAATGCGTTTGAATGTAGGGAAATGAACAACGCGTCAGGGTGTTGGTTTGCAACCCGCACACGCCACGCCAACGACAAATCCCGGTCATCGTCAGGATGCAACGTGTAAATAACCTGATGACCATCCCATTTCAGGAGATGCCCTAACATCCCGGCAAACTGCCGATTGATTTTGCCTTCGTAAACCTTCCGACCATTTACAATCGCGGATTTATGTTCTGAATAACTGCCGTGTCCCGCGTCTATTATTATCTTCATAACTTTCTCCCTAACAAATCATACATAACCTCTTCTCTTTTAAACCAAGTAATATTTACTGGTACTAATCCTTCTTCTTGGCTGCTGCAACAAGTAGTAGCAATATGGTTATATATCTCATACTTTTAATACTGCAAAAGTGACCTTAGAGAAGTTGTCGTTATAGCTTTTTACCCAATGGCAATTATGTAGCTTACCTTCCACTTTCCACTTTGTTTTATAATCTCTCAACTCTTTGTCGTGCTTTGAGTCATCCCACACCTCAGCAACCTCCTTGTGTAACTTCTTTATCAAGTAGTTTTCGTAGTGATTGTTAAGGAAGTAGCCATAGTGCACGCCAAAATACTTATCAAAGGCATCATTGGTGTATTCGATTGTTCCATCGTATCTAATAATCAGCAAACCAAACTCTTTTGCTGCGTATTCTTTCAAGAATAACTCCTTAGTAGTCTGCTTATTAACCGCTTTGCAATTCTCTAAGTCGTTGCGTAATTTGTCTATCCGCTTGCTTTGCTCTTCTAGTTTTTCGTTGGTATCCACCACCATAGCCCTATAAGCTTCTTGCATTGATTGCAGGGCAGAACCTTCTATAAGCTCAGTCTCAGCATTCTGTTTCTTTCTACCAAATAGCCAACCACCAAGACCGCCACTAACTGCGGAAACAATAGGCACTATGTAATCATTAACATCCACCTAATTTCTGTCTAAGTAGTTATATAACGCCATAATTATAGCACCGCATCTTCAACGTGGTTCTCGTCAATTTTATTTAGTATCCAAGCTAACGCTTTACCTACTGGTAGTAACTTGTCTTCCTTCTTTAGCTTTCCTAATACATAGCTAACTGTCTCATCGCTATTACCGAATTTGTGTCCACCTTCTGCCCTCATTGTGTTATTAAACAAGTCTTGACAAAGTGTGTTTCCAAGTTCATCTATTGCGATTGCGATTTGCCAAAAATAGACTGACGCCGAACGCATCATTCTCCACACAATTGAATAAACAAAACCTATCGTTCCAAATATCAGGAACAACAAGATTGCCAATAAGAGCAAAACCAAAT